CCAACACCACAGGGTACGCCTGATCAATGCAAGCCAGCTAACTAAGGAGTACTAATGCGAACACTTGTCCGCTCTGTTGGGCGAGCAAGTATAGGTGGAGAGCCTCTTCCATCCTGCTTCAAGGCTTTCGAGTCGAATAAGATTATTCTTCGTCGCTCTGAAGTCTCGATGTTCGCTGCTGCGCCTGGGGTGGGTAAGTCCACCCTGGCGCTAGCCTTAGCATTGAAGATGAAAGTTCCCACGCTATACATCAGCGCAGATACCAATGCACACACAATGGCTATGCGATTAGCTTCGATGATTTCAGGTAAGTCACAAGGCGATGTCGAGCAGATGCTTGCTAACGATGTTGGTTGGACGAAGGCTACCCTTGCTAGGTCAAGCCACATTGTGTGGTCATTTGAATCAGCACCAAGCCTTCAAGATATTGATGAAGAAGTCCAGGCATTCGAAGAGTTGTGGGGTTGCCCACCTGTTCTGATTGTTGTGGATAATCTGATGGATGTTGCCACAGATGGTGGCGAAGAGTTCGCATCTATGCGTGCGATTATGAAGGAGTTGAAGTATCTTGCTCGTGCTACGAATGCTGCAATACTTGTACTGCATCACACTAGCGAGGCTGTTCCTGGCACCCCTTGTCAACCGCGTAGTGCCATACAGGGTAAGGTTGCACAACTACCTGCACTTATATGCACACTGGGAGTTGTTGGAACAAGTATGGGTGTCGCACCTGTCAAGAATAGATACGGCAGAGCAGATGCTGGAGGAACGCTAATGACGTGGATCTCCTTCAACAAGCGTAAGGGTGCACAGTTCGAGACTGATGTGATGAAGTGGTTGCGTCAGCAGGACGGCATCACCGCTGAACGCTTGTCTAAAGCTGGAGCTAACGATGAGGGTGACCTTGTTGTCAGGAATGAAGAGACTGGTCTTTACATATTAGAGTTGAAGAATAGAAAGAAACTAGATCTACCTGTGTTTTGGGAAGAAGCGCAGGTTGAGGCACGGAACTATGCGAAGGCAAGGGGAAATGGGGAAGCTCCTCCTGCCTTCGTTATAGTCAAGCGACGAGGCGTAGGGATTGGAAAATCGTGGGTTATACAAGACTTGGATCAATGGGTAAGGGGAATCTAGACAATGACCTTCCGAGTATCAGAGACATTCTCATCCACTACGGAGCAAAGCTTCGACAAGGACACGGGCAAGCAAATCTCAAGTGCCCATTCCACGGAGACACACATCAAAGTGGAACTGCCAACCTCGACACCAATGTCTTTATCTGTTTTGCCTGCGGAGTACAGGGAAATAGTTTACAGATTATTGCAGGACAAGAAAGGGTAGACATTCGTGAAGCAAAGAGAATCGCAGAAAGAATTACTGGGACAAGCCTCGAAGAAGTACAATCAAAGCATTTATCAGGCAGAAGATTACCTCAAAAGCAGAGGTATAACAATGGAAGTAGCACGTCTGGCGCGATTAGGCGTAGTCGTGGAGCCTGAAGTTGGTCACGAAATCTATCTAGGAAGGTTAAGTATCCCTTATGTTACTAAGTCTGGCGTTGTTGATCTCAGGTTCCGTAGTCTTAATCCAGCCGTTGAGCCGAAGTATATGGGGCTTACGGGAGCTGACACTAAGATGTACAATGTTCTTGACATTGAACGTGCTGGCGATTACATTGCTATTTGCGAAGGCGAGCTGGACACTCTTACTCTTAGTGCTTGTGTGGGCATTCCTTGCGTCGGTGTTCCTGGTGCGAATAGTTGGAAGAAACACTACAGTCGCTTGCTTGCTGATTTTGAGCGAGTATACGTCTTCGCAGACGGAGACCAGCCGGGCAAAGAGTTCGCAACGTCGCTCTCGAGGGAGCTCCCGGTAACTATCATTAACTTCCCTGATGGGGAAGATGTCAACTCGTACTACATCAAGTATGGGGCGAGCGCAATACGAGAGAAGGCCGGGCTATGATGACAAAGAAATACAATGAAGACATTCCACCTTGTGACTTGTGTGGTATGCACTTCTCCGATGCCTTTGAATATGTAAAGCATATGCTCGAAGATGATGATGACTTCAATCCTTATCTCATCTTACCCAATGGCTACCGCCTTATGGTGGGGTCTATGCTTCGAACCTTGTTCGATAATGCAGATGACCCAACAATCGTGAGGCAGGTGTGCGAGTCCACCTATATGACTCTGTTTACTGCGGAGACAGAACCGCATATGTTAGAAGAAGTTATCACAGATCTTATAGTAGAGAGTTCGATAGCAGACTTAGATGAAGATATCAAACGAATACTCGAAGATAGAGAATGAGGAGATATGGCAGATTATAAGACACCTAGTTTCTATGGGATACGAGGTAAAGACTATCCATCCCAATACAGGTCGAGTGGAGATAACGCTCAACGTCCCACTGTTGACTTCAACGATGAGGTCAGAATCGTCTACGACGAACTGATGTCCGTACTGCTCAAGAAGCACAAGGACTACGGCCCGAAGAATATTGCTGATGCACCAGGCGGTGCTCTCAATGGGCTTCGTGTGCGTATCCACGACAAGATTGCACGCATCAATAATCTGATTGATAAGGGTAGTGAACCAGAATATGAATCACTTGAGGATTCATTCAAAGACCTAGCAAACTATGCCATCATAGCCTTGCTTGTACTTCGACGAAAGTGGGATAAATAATGGATAAGTTAGATAAATATTCTAAATGGCTAGAAGAAATACTAGATAACTCTGATATTGCAAGTCCGTCAGAGCTTTCCGTCTATGCTTTGTGGGAGATAAATGAAACTCTCAAAGAGTTGATTGCGATTTCTCAATGAAGGTCATCGTCTGTGTGTCTGATCTTCAGATACCGTACCATTCACAGCGTCACGTTGATGCGCTGGCTAACTTTATCAAACGATATAAGCCCGATGAGGTGATATCGGTGGGTGATGAGATGGATATGCAGACCATCAGCCGTTGGGCAAAGGGCACTCCACTCGAGCACGAAGGAAGTATCGCCAGGGATAGGGACGAGACAACCCGTACCCTTGAGAAGTTAAAGGTCAAGCATATGATTCGTAGCAATCATACTGATCGTTTATACAACACGATTATGCTGCGCTCGCCAGGATTCGAGTTAGCTCCTGGCTGGCTTCTCTTTCACGGTGATGAGGGTAATGTCCAGCCCACCGCCGGTGCTACGGCACTTGGCTTGGCAAAGCGTGCAGGGATGAGCGTCGTCTGCGGACATACGCATCGTATGGGTCTAACACATTTCACTCAATCATATTATGGGTCTACCCCTCGAACTGTGTGGGGTATGGAAGTGGGATGTCTGATGGACTTTAAGCACGCAAAGTATATCAAGGGTGGACTATTCACCTGGCAGTTGGGCTTCGGAGTTCTGTTCGTAGACGGGAAGAAGGTTACGCCTTCTATTGTTCCGATGAATATGGATGGATCATTCGTATTCGAGAGCAGGGTGTGGAAACCATAATGGACTGGTCGCGCATCGAACCTTGGGACTATATCGTTGTCTCTGTGGCTAGTGAGTACCACAAGAAGTTCGATATGGTGGAGCTTGAGGATATCAAGCAGACACTCTACAAGTGGTTCGCTGAGCACCCGAATAAACTTGACCATTGGGAATCGTTAGGAAATAAAGATGCCAAGAATCTTATCTATCGCTCTCTTAGGAATGAAGCGCTGGACTATTGCCAACGCTGGAAGGCTAAGTCTATCGGCTATGACGTTTCTGATCTTTACTATTATGATGCTGATTTGGTAGAAGCCCTATTGCCTGCTGTGTTACGAGGTGAGTACGGGCAGAAACATAAGTTGAATCTCGGTAAACTATCGGGGACACAAGCCCCTGCCGAGGGTGGTAATCTAATGGTGATGATGTTAGAAGTAGACTCTGCGTATTGGAAGCTTTCCAAGGAGGATAGGAAGATACTATTCTTCCGCCACGCAGAGTCATTAGAGTTCGCTGAGATAGCAAACTATATGTTTCTAGGCACAGACAGCGCAGCACGTATGCGCCACAAGCGTGCCGTGAAACGGCTTATCAATAAGATTGGTGGCTTCCGTCCGTATGAGGACGAAGACCTTGACAAGCCTGAACAAGAAGAACCAGAAGACTACCACGAATAATCTTTATCGTCTCCGACCTCTTGCTCCATCGGGTCAACCCAGGCATCTTCGGCATAGAACTTGTCGAAGTTATCATTGAACCAATCGTCTTCTGGCTCAAGGGATTCCGGCCAGTTCGGAAATAGGTTCTTGCCTTTGGAGATAGGCAGAAAGCCTACCACCTTGTTGACTCTATCTTTGTTATCGAACTGAGTTGTCGCAGGCAGGTTAGCCTGTTCGACCCAGTCAATCTTGGTAGTATCTAGGTTGAACTCCCAGATACCATTGGGTGTAGAGCAGATGTAGATTGGTATGAATCCCCTCATATCTGCTTCTTGCTTGAGTCTATCGTGCTTGAGCTTCTCGATCATCAACTCATCATAGTGTGTCTGTCGACACTTGAGTTCGATGTATATCTCAAAGTCAGCAGAGTAGCAGTCGCTGGGTGAGTAAGTCTCACCTGCTAGGAGGAGATCAGGATAGTACGAATCCTTGAGGATTTTGTACAGTTCAGTCTCCGTTAGGTTGTACAGTTCCAACTTCACTCCAATCTACATCTATGCGTATATCGTATTCAGTATCGTTCTCGTCAGCGGTGAACCAATAGCCTACTTTAGGTTGGTTGAATGTGTCGAGTGCGATGACCCTCACCTCTGCTGGTGACAGAGTGAGAATAATAATCTTATCCCCATTAGGGAGGATAGATTTCTTGATCTACATTTATCCTCCTGTCTTATAGAATCCAGTCCCCTTGAACTGAATCCCAGGTACATTGTACACCCTGCTTGTCTTGAGGTCACACTTAGGGCAGATGATATCTGTCTCCCTCTCATTGTATGAGCGTGTGACTTGTATGAATGCCATACAGTTATTACATCGGTATTCATAGGTAGGCATAGCATTACTCCGCGTCTTTGGGTATGGGTGCTGTGGCAAGTGAGCCACACCTAGCACACTCCATATCCCTGAAGTATAGAGCAATCTCTCCATCTAGGTCGAACACAGTCTTGAGATTCCATATCTCAGAACCGCAAGCGCATACCGATGTCGGTTCACCACGCAAGTCCATCGCCTCTTTGTAGTCAGGGCGAAGCTCCGTGATGTCTATCGAATCGTCTGTCATTATCCTCCTTAGTAGTGATTGTGTTGCTTGAAGAACTTCCAAGCACGGCAAGGTGTGTGATAGCGGTGGTAGATGTATGCCAACCCGCGATCAATCTGCTTGGGTGCTGGTGTCTTCGGATCTAAGCCTAGCAGTTGCGGAATACCGCCGGCGTTCTTGCCCATCACCTTCTGTTTATTGAAGGCTTTGGGATTCCACGCTGACTCTTTACCCCACAACTTTGCTAGGCAAGACCATTGGCGTTGTGTCCA